CCCCGCCTGCCCCTGCCATCTGGAGGAGCTCCCAGAACTGCTGGCCGTAGGCTGTCGCGTTGTAAGTTCCGGCGCCTGCGACGTCCATCGACCCGAGGTTGAGGCTGACGCTGACTCCACCGACCGACTGACTCGCCACCCTTCCGGACGTCCCAACAGGGAGGCCTCCGGCGTCGGCCTGACCGATCGTCGTCTGCTCCATCACCAACTGGTGGGCGACCCAGAGTCCGATCGCCCAGTGTCGGGTGTCATCGTCCCAGGCTGCGGGGCGGATCTGACGATCGGCCCTGTCCAGCCATCGTTGAACGCGATCTGGAGGGTAGATCGCGACGTCCGTGAAGGGAAGATACTCGGCCCGAAACTCGTCGACGGTCATCGGGGCCTCCCTCCGGCCTGCTGGTTACTTCTTCTTCGGAGCCGGAGCCAGAGCCGGGGGCGGAGCCTCCTCGACCTTGGGCTCCTCGGCCTTGGGCTCCTCAGGCGGATCCTGGGCGAGAGGAGGCTCCGGGGGCGGGACCGGGGTGGCCGGGGGCGGATCGGACGCCTGGGCTCCGGCCGGGGCGGGCTCCAACGGGAGGTTGGGCTGCGCCGCGTCGGGTGCCGTGTTGGCGACCGGCAGCGTCACACTCGCCACCAATTGCGGGCGCATCGCCCCCCGGATCATGAAGTGGCCTGCGACCTCGTCGGAGAGGCCGGAGTTGAGCCCCTTCTCGTAGGTCGTCTTCACGCCGCCACTGATGATGGCGACGGCGTGTCGCAGATAGACGTCCGGCAACTGTGCCTCCCTTGGATGAATTTCGTTGACCGGGCGGAGCCCGAGAAGGCTCCGCCCCGCCGGTCAGATCCCGTCGCGGTAGACCACCGTCTCGGGATACACGAACTCCACGCCGCCCATCTTACCGAAGTAGGTCGTGGACTGCCAGATGCTGTTGTAGGTCACCGGCGTCCGTGCCAGCGCGGTCTTCGGGAACCGAACCACGTCCTGGTCCTTGTGGTAGGTCACGAACCGGTCCACGGTCCCCTCCACTTTGGGGGTGCCGCCCACGCCGCGACCGATCAGCCACTTGCTGGGGTAGATCTCCAGCTCGCCCTGCTGCTGGGCCACCACGTTGTTCTCCATCAGGTAGCGGAGGATGGAGCGATCGCCGGCGCTCGAGACCTTCGTCGTCGCCACGTAGCCGAACTGCAGCGGCGGCATCAGCACGCGGTTCGGGGTTTTGGCCCAGGCTGCCTGCGACCAAGCGGAGGTCAGTGCCTCGTTGAGATCCGCGAGGATCTCGTCCGGGGTCTTCTGGGCCCAGCTGGTGCTGCCGCTGACCCCCGCCGGAACTGCCGCCGGGATGACGACGGCGTCGTTGTTGACCAGACCCACCGTGTCCATGTCGCCGTCGCCGACGTAGGCCATCTCGTCCGACTCCATCTCGTGGAGGATCTTCAGAGCCTCCAGCTTCTGGGCGTCGATCGGGCGACCGAGCTTCTGGGCGGCCTCCAGCTCGGGAATGGTCCACTTGACCTCCTTACCCCAGAGGTAGAGCTGGTGCGGGGTCTTGGCGATGTCGATGCTCACCCCGGGAACCGCGTTGGCCTCGCGGCTGATCCACGACTTCCCGGTCGTGGTCATGCCGCCGGTCCCGGCGAAGGACGAGACCGTGAACGACGAGACGTCGTCGGCGATCGTGATGTCCTCGCGGAGGTCGATGTCCCGGGTGTAGAACACCGATGTCAGGGGCATGTGGAGCTTGGGGTCGAGCCGCTCCAGCTCGCCGTTGAGGAAGGCGCCCGTGCTGTCGATCACGCGGCGGTCGAAGACCTGCATGGTGGATTCTCCTGTTGCCGGTTCCGTCAGACGAGCGCGGTCGGCAGGGTTGGTTGACGGATCAGAGGTTGTAGGCGATCTCGGCGTTGCCGTCGGCGTCCGCCGCACCGGTGAAGTACGCGTTCGTCACCTGGAACCCGCTGCCGCCAGGGTTCGCCGCGACGAACCCACCCTGGGTGTTGGCGCCGGAGCTGGCGGCGGTCCAGATGTAGACCGCGCCACCCTTGGAGGCCGAGGTCGTCCCGAAGAGGCGGACGCTGATGTAGCCCCGCTTCAGGATGTCGATGGCGCCGGTCTCCGGCGGAGTCGCCGAGCCCAGGCCCGTCTGGCCATAGTTGGTGGCCGACTGCTGCTGGACAGGGAAGGCCCGGACAGAGATGCCGTAGACGTTCGCGAAGGTATCGCCGGAGGTGATCGGCGTCATGCCACCGCCAGCCGACAGCTTGGCCGCGCGACCATACGCGGTCATTGGGGCGGTGGTGTGCTGGAAGTTCGGCTCGATCGTCGCGCCGGCAGCGATGCGGTTGACGTCGCCGGGGATGCCCGACGGCGCACGGAAGGGGAAGGCGACCATTGCAGTATTCTCCTGTCGGTCGTTGAGGTTGGATCAGCCCCGGTTCGCGAAGACGTTCTTGCGCGCGGCCCAGAACTCGGCGTTGCGCTTGTTCATCTCCGCGTTGGTCGGCGGACCCTTGTTCTCACCGACGATCTTGCCGTCGTGTGCCACGGCACGGGACACGACGTGGCGATTGTTGGAGTCCCGGACGCGACGGGACGCCGCGACGAAGAGGATGCCCAGGGCATCGCAGGCCATCGACCGAACGGGCCGACCCCCGGCGAGCTCGTCGATGACCTCCTTGGCGGCGCCGTCCGCCACCGCGAGCACGGACCGGCGGCGCAGGGCGCAGATCCGGTCCCGGGTGATCTTCGGCGCCACAGCGCTGTCGAACACCGGGAGGCGAATGCCAGGAGAGAGGATCTCGGCGCGGGAGACGGTGTCGTCGAACAGCTTCTGCAGGGAGGCGGAGTCGCGGGCGCGGCCGTCGGGCTCGTCCTTCTCGCCACCTTCGCTCGGGGGGTCGCCCTCGGCACCGTCCTCGTCGTAGTTCTCGTCCTCCGGACCCATGTTACTCCGGCCACCCTGGTCGCCCTCGCTCGGATCGCCTTCGTTGGGCTCCTCCCCACCACCCTTCGTCGCGACGAGCGCCGCGACGGCGGACTCCAGGCGGTCCAGCCGCTCCATGAGTCCCTCGGCGCCGGTCGGGTCATCGTGCATCGGGTCGTCTCCTTCGGTCGGATCGCCCACGATGGGACCATCCTCGCCGGACTCGCCCGGCATGTGGATGTGAATGTGAGTGTCGTCGAGAGGGTCTCGCCGACCGTCGCCGTTGCCGTCCGTCTTCGGGTCGGCCCCTGAGGCGGGGTCGGCGGGAACATCCTTCAACACATCCTCCAGCTCGCTCTGGTCGCGGCCGAAAAATGCGCGCCGGATACGGTCGCGAAGGCTGAGGGTCATCCTGCTATCTCCGATGCTGCAGCGCGCTCCGCACCGTCCCTGGCCGACGAGCGCCACGTGGTTGCCGACGATGTCGACCATGCGGACTCGGCCGGGGGCGATCGGCCGGAGGTCCATCTCGTAGCCTGCCGAGAGCTCTCGCTTCCCAGCCTGAATGTCGCGGATCGCGTCCGCGTCCGTCACGACCAGATCCCCGACGAGGAGGTCCGACTGATCCCCAACACCCCGACGAACGTTCTGGACGTGGCCAATGGCGAGTCGCCGCCAGTTCGTCGGGTCCACGTTCTCCCCGCTCTTGGGGTGATCGTTGACGAGTGGCTTCCCCTCGAAAGACATCATCGTCTCGGGTCGGAACACCTGGTCCTCGTCCCGAAGCGCGACGACCTGACCGGAGCGCGACTCCACACCAGGAAACTCGCTGGCGAGGTAGATCTGCTCCCCGGTCCGAGCGATCGGAGCGTCGTGGCAGACGAGGAACCCCTCCGGGGTCAGTGTCCGCCTCGGACCGAGTCGGTCCTTCGTGTAAAATTTCATGAGCAACTCCGAGTCGTCTAGTCCCGACTCCGAACTCGCCGGTTCCCGGCGTGGATGTGAGCGTGAACCACGGCGAGCTCCGGTAGTCGTTCAGAACCCCGCCCGGTCTCCCGAACGGGGTCCTCGTCGAACAGCGGGGAGGATCAGCCGCGCAGGGCGGCGGACGCGGCGTGGGCCTGGGCGGTGTCGGCGATCTTCACGGTGGAGCGAGGCAGGTCGCCGGTGGACTCGTCGCCGACGGCGGCGCCCAGCATGACCTTGGAGCTCGCGAGCATCGACAGCACGGGCTTGGTCATGGACAGCACTCCGGACCTCTGGATGATCCCGGCGCGGAGGGGTCCGTCCCAGCGCAGGGTAGACCAACTCTAGCCGGAGCCGGTTCTCCGCGATAGAGTTATCTCTTCAGCGCGGACAGGCGACGCTTCGTCGCCGCCGAGGGCTCCTCGCGGAGATCTCGGGCGGCAGAGTCCCTGGTCCCGTGCCCATGTATTGGAAAGTGCGGATACGTGTTGTTATGAGCATCCGTCACCTCGTTCGCCTTTCTCGTAGCTGCGGCAGCAGACGGGTTGTCAGCACCCATGTGCGCTCTCGCCGCCTCCGAGTGAGCACGGTAGACCCCCATCGCGCTGTGGAACGTTTTTGTATCCCCTGTCAGCTGTGCCCGAGCATGGGCGTAACGGGCGATATTCTCGTGAGCAACACGAAGTGTGGGGTTCCCGTCGTGGACCTGCCCATGAAGAATCCGGTTGCGCGGCCAGGCGTTGTTATGCTCCTGGACCGCGATGTTCGCACGCTCGGTCGCCTTGGCGGCGGCAGCCATGTTGCCGCCGGCATGCGCGCGAGCCGCAGCCATGTGCTTCCCGTAGACCTGCCGAGCCGAGTGGGCCGCTCCGGCGTGGTCCGCCGACTGGGACAGACTCCACGCCCTCTTGGCGGCGAATTCGTGGGCCGATTTCTTGTCGACGCCAGCCGTCGAGACTCCGTCGCTCTGGAGGACCGCAGCCTCCCTCTTCTTCTTCGCGCGGAGCTGCTCGACGGCCGACGGCTGGTTCGTGCCGCGTGTGGCGAGGAACTGCTGGATCGCGTCCCGGGGGGCGAGTGCGGCGTCCAGGACGCTCTTGGAGCGACCGAAGTGACGTCCGGCGCTCATCCCGCGCTCGAAGTGGCTCTTGGCCTCCTCGGCGCGACCCTCCTTGTGGGCGCGGAGAGCACTCTCGAAGTGGCCCGCCGCCCGGACGTGATCCATCCGGGTCATCCCCCGGTCGTCCTTGGAGATGTTTCCGGTGGTGCGGAGAAGATCCGACCTCTGGAGCCCGGCAGCCGCGTTCCGGTGAAACTTCGCTCCGCGCTCCGAGCGAGCCGGGATATCCTTCGGATCCCCGTAGAGCGAGGTCCCGTCGCGGTTCTCGTAGGACCGAGCGACCCGACGCCGAGCGCTCGCGACGTCCAGCTCCCGAGTCGGAAGGTCGTCGCGAACGATGTGAACATGAATGTGACCGGCCACGGCGCGCTCCGTCGTCAGGTGAAGATGATCCGGAGCTCGTCGACGGTTCCGGGAGTGACGTCTGTGTTGTAGATTTGGACTCGGACCGACCTGACCGGTCGTCCGGTCAGGTCGAACGGGAGCTCGACGGGCGTGTCGACGGCAAAGGCGATCGGAGTTGGGGACCCGTATTCGAAGAGCCCGTCCAACTCCGGGGAGGAGTCTGCAACCACCGCCCCTTCGGCGCCCGAGACCACGAGGAAGACAGACACGCGGGAGAATCCCGGAGCGACGATCCAGCCCGAGTCGAGCATCCCCAGGACCGGGATCTCCGCCCCCACCGCGATGTCGCCGACGGGGTAGGAGGGCTCCCACAGGAGCTTCGGGCCCACCCCGACGATGTCGACGGAGCCGGTTCCGATCTTTACCTGCACGATGTCCTCCTCAGCCGTAGAGAATCGTCAGACGACCGTCCCCACCGTTTCCGCCCGGACCAGCGAGGAACCCAGTCTGGGTGGACCCACCACCACCACCGCCTGCGGCCGGAGTCTGGCCAGCAGCACCCGCGCCTCCGTTCGCGACCGTGGCGGAGGCGCCGCCCGGTCCACCCTGGGACGCCGGAGCACCGTCGGCCCACGCTGGGGGAGCAGTGCCCGCGCCACCCGGTGCAACACCACCGCCAGTTCCGAATGTCGTCGCGACGACAGGGGAGTTCGTTCCGCCTCCGTTGAACGTCGCGCCCCCAGATAAGATCCCGCCACCGGATCCTCCGCCACCGCCCGAATTTCCCGAGTTGCCGCCAGCCTGCCCAATCGCTCCGCTGGCTGTCCCGCCACCTCCGCCGCCCGACACGCGCTCCGAGCCTCCGGCAGCACCCCCCGGTCCACCTCCGGGACCAAAGGGAATGCCTCCGGCACCAGATCCCGCCCCGACCGCGCTTGATCCGGAGCCTCCCAGCCCCGCGCCGCCTCCGCCGGCAGCGCTGCGGGAGGCACCTCCGTCGGCACCACCCCCACCTCCATAGGCATACAGCAGGGTCCCGAAATTCGACGTTCCGCCTTGGGCGCCAGCAGCGCCCGACACGGCACCGCCCGCGCCCCCCGCGCCGATCGCGCAGGCGATGGTCGATCCAGGGGTGCCGAGGGCCGTCTTGGCGAACTGCGACGTCCGCCTCCCGCCGCCACCACCGCCTCCGCCACCGCTGCACGCAGTTCCCGCCGCAACGATGAATCCAGCGCCACCGCCGCCGCCACCGCCCCACAGATCCACTCCGTGCCACTTCGTGGCCGTCGGGATAACGTAGTTGTAGGGACTGTCGGAGAAGGTGAGGATCAGTCGCCCACCAGCGAGGAGGGTGCTGGTGGTCTCGATGCTATCGCTCTGGATGATCCGGGTGTCTCCTGGATAGACGGCCGACGTGGCGACGCCGTCCAGAGTCCCGTTGATCGTTAGAGTCTGCGCAGCACCAGTCGTTCCTGTCCCGGAGTGCTTCAGGATACACCAGAAGTTCTCACCAAGAACGCTGGCGGACGGAATGGTGATCGTCGTCGCGCCCGCCCCGATGAACTCCACCAGGCGACCGATGTCGGACCTCGTGAGGAGGTAGCTCCCAGAGAACGTGACGCGAGGCATGCTGCTCGGGGACGGAGACGGCGGACCGACCGGGACAGCCGTGGCGACCGTGCTGGCTGTCAGGGAGAGAGCCTCCAGGACGACATCCGGATCGGAGAACGTGGGATTATTGTTGGTCAGCGACACCTGGATCGTGTCAAACGTCGACGTCGGCTGAAAGCTCTGGACACTCGGCGAGCCATCCGTAACCGCGAACGACTGCGTGTCGACCGGCCAGGTCCCCTCGCCAACGAAGAAGTCCACAGTGCACGTCATGTTGGTCACAGGACCGTCAAACACGACC